TTATTATATTTAAATATAATAACAAAAAATTAAATGATATAAAAAGTGATTAATATTAATGATTTAAAAAGCCATTCAGCGTTATCTTTATTGGAAACATATGAAGGTATAAATCCGTATATTAAAAAACTTAAAAATGAATTCATTAAGAACAAAAAGATTCAATTAACAGAGAATCAATCTAAATATATAGCAGAAAATCACGATAAAGAACCACAATATGTAAATAGGATTATAAGTATTACACCATACCTAGGTGAAGAGTTAAAAAAAATAGATGAATTATCATTTACACCAGAAAAAATACTTGTTGAATTTATTTTGGCAGAAACAGATAAAACATTTCATATATATGGTAAATTAAAACAAAATCAAAAAGAATCAAAAATGTATTGGTTACCAAAAACACAATTAAATGATGACCCTTATTTTGAACCTATTGATATTGACGTTGATTTTACAAAATATAATGAAATTTTAAGTAAATTTGGTAAATCTCTTTATAAACACCAAGAAGAAGGTATTAAATTTTTACTTTCTAGAAATGGTTGTATATTAGCAGATGATATGGGTTTAGGTAAATCCATGCAATCAATTATTGCAGCGTTGGAAAGTGGTGCTGAAAAAATTCTTATTGTTACTACTTCATCAACAAAAATAAATTGGGAACGTGAAATAAATGTGTTTTGTAATGAAACAACAATTATTGACGGTAAAAAATGGGATTCTAGTAAATTTACTATAATCAATTTTGATATACTTAAAAATTTCCATACTTTACCACCAACAAAAAAACTAAAAGAAGGTGAAAAAGAACCTATTTTAGTTAGAGATATGGTTAATGAAAAATTTGATTTATGTATTGTTGATGAAGCACATAATTTAAAAAACAATGAAAGTATCAGAGGTAAAATTATGGTTGATGTTTGTGTTAAATACAATATACCAAAAGTATGGTTACTTACTGGTACTCCAGTTGCAAATAGACCTATGGATTTCTTTAACCTTTTAAAGATAATTAAGTCCCCTATCGCAGAAAATTGGAAACACTATGCAGTAAGATACTGCGAAGGTAGACAGTTCTTTAGAACGCTTAAAAATGGCCAAAGAAAGCAAATATGGTTAACTGATGGTGCATCAAATTTGGAAGAATTGGCTAACAAAACAAAAAACATATTATTAAGACGTTTAAAAACTGATGCTATTGATATGCCAGATAAAATCGTTACTCCAATGTATCACCAATTAGACAAACAAGGTTGGAAAATGTATGATAAACTTTGGGATGATTATGTTGAACTTAAAAAGAAATTAGGTAAAAGAACAAACGAATCTCAAAAAGATTTGGTAGAACTTATATTGTTAAGACAATTTATTGCTAATGAAGCGATTCAATATACAATTGAAATGGTTGAGAATGCTATTGAAATGGGACGTAAAGTAATTGTATTTACTTCATTTTCAGATGAATTAGAAACAATCGCAAATCATTTTGGTAAAGCGGCTGTTAAACATAATGGTCCGATGTCAGCTGCTAAAAAACAACATTCAGTTGACCAATTCCAAAATAACGATAAAATAAAAGTTTTTGTTGGAAATATAAAAAGTGCTGGTGTTGGTATTACTTTGACTGAAGCAACTGTTGTGATATTTAATTCGTTTGATTGGGTGCCTGGGAATAATGAACAAGCTGAAGACCGTGCGTATCGTATTGGTCAAAATAATGATGTAAATGTTTATTATCAGTTATTTGAAGATTCTATCTCAACTAGAATGTGGGAAATGCTTAGGAATAAAAAAGACATTATTTCAACCATTATGGGTGAAAAAACAATAACAGAAGATGAAATAACTGCTTTATTAGCAGAACAATTAATTGATTAAATTATGGTAACTATTTATGGTTTTAACGGATGTCCTTATTGTAAGGAATTAAAAGAGATTTTAACTAACGAAGGAATTGAATTTAGAGATGTTGATATTGATTTAGATGAAAACGTTGATGAGTTCAATAACATAATGGAAAAGACAAAAGCAGATGAAGTACCTATCGTAAAAGTGGGTAATCAACTATTAGTTCCAAATGTTTCGTTTAACAGTATTAAAGAAGCTGCTGAATTAACAAAGAAATTTTTAGTATAATTATGTTTATTCTTATATTTATAAGTAAATAAACATTATTATGGGAGTTAGTTTAGACGAAAAAGAAAAATTATTTAGACAACTAAGACATTCTCTTGGTGCACCTACACGACAAATAGAATTAACAGATGACCAATTATGTACTCTTTTAGAAATTTGTATTGAAGATTATGCTCAATATGTTCAAGAATGGCTTATTGAACATCAATGGATGTCATTGCTTGGTCAAAATATAGATACATTAGATATGGCATTTGCTTTAAGTGTTAGAAGTTTTGATTTCATGACACAATATACCTATGCATATTCAAAACAAGTAGGATTACAAACAAGAGGTCCATGGGAACTTAAAAAAGATTTTGTGAGTCTAGAAGCTGGTAGACAAGTTTATCAAATACCAGCTGGTCGTGAAATAAATGAAGTATTATGGATTACACCTCCAGCAACTAGCCAAGCATTGTTAGCAAACTATGGCGGTATTGACTATGGTTTTGGTGGTGGTTTCTCACAAGTTGGTGGTGGTGTTGGTACTGGAGGTCCAGGATTCGCTCGTTCTGGTTATTACATAGCACCAGCTTTTGATATTTTATTAACAGCTGCTGACATGAATCTTAAAAATAGAATTGTTAGGAGTGAATTAGTTCATAAAATAACAGCTGGTCCAAATGGCACTAAATTATTACACTTGATGAGTACGCCTGGTTCTAAATTGTCGTTTGGACAAGGGATAGGTGGCGTTGGTAGTTCTATAAATCTAACTGGTTGTCAAGTATGGTATCACTATTATGATACAACACCAGAAAATGTTGACCAATGTAAACAAGATAATCCAGATATTATCAAAATGCCAAATCAAGTTCCACTGTCTAAATTAGATTTTTCTGATTTTAACGAACCAACAAAAACACTTATCCGTCAATTATTTATAGCTGAAGGTAAAAGAACATTAGGTAGAGTTAGAGGTAAATTTGGAGGTATTGTAGGACCGCCAGAAGCAGAAAGAACAATGGATTATGATACATTACTATCTGAAGGAAATGAAGAGAAAAAAGCAGTTTTAGAAAGATTAGATACTAGATTAGAAAGATTATCGACAACAAAACAATTAGAAAGAGGTGCAACTGAAGCTGAATTCTTAAATAAAGGATTAAAATATCGCCCATTAGGATTTTGGGTATATTAAATTAAAAAGGGGTTTAATAACCCCTTTTTTTTATTTCTTAAAAACCCCATTCATCTTCTGGTTCTTCTTTTTTAACTTCTACTTGTAGTTCTGGTTCTTTATCCATATCATTAACACTAACTAACATATCAAGATATTCTTCTGGCATCTCACCAAAAGTATCGTCATATTCATCATCCAATAATAAGTCCTCATCATTTCTGACAATATTACCATTTTCATCTTCATCTAAATTATCATCTTCATCTTCTTCATTTTCAGAATATTTTCTTTTAGGTTTAACTTCAGTTTTAGTTTCGATAACAAAGTTTTCAGAATTTTTGATAACTTTTTCAATGACACCATCAAATGATTGTATAACTACTTCTGGTTCATCTTCAGTGATTACTTCTTCAATTGTTGCAAACATATCATATGTTTTGCCAGTCATTACTTCACACTCAGCAATATAATCTAACCATTGTTCATAACGATTATCATTATTTTCGTTATTAATTAGTTTGTAATATTTATCTCTTTCTATTGCCTCTTTTTCATATTTAAAAAAATCATGTATAGTACAAAGAGGTTCACCCCATTTCCTAGATATCAATAATCCATCATCGTTAATATCGCAGATTGTTAGTATATCTATTCTTAATTCACCGCTAGACCTTATAGTTGATAAATCTTTTAATTCTAATTGTTTAATTATATTATCTAATTGTTCTTTTTCATGTTGAATACCTTCTTTTTTATAAATTTTAAGTCTCTCATGGTAGTCTGCTCTAATAGATTCCCATTCTTCTTCTTCCATGTTATTTGGAATCTTATTTACTTTATCCCAGAATTTAATTTCTTTATCTTCCATTCTCATAAGGTCTTCATATGAATCTTGGTCTGTATCCTTAAATGGTATACCAGAAACTAACTCGCATTCTTTTTTGGTAAATATAATTCTTTCTTTTAAATGTTCTACAGTTTTTTTAGTTACCTTATCTTTAACTTTAATTATATCTAATAATATTCTAGAACGTACATCTGAATTAAAACATACTAAAAGAGGTTTAACTTTTTTATTGAATGCGTCTAAGTAACGAGCAACATTATATTCATCAGTATATAAACTATTCTCAATTTCTTTAATTCTAGATAAAATATTATTGTATGCTTCAGTATCTTTTTCATTATTTTCTTCCATAACAACTAGAGACTTTTTAAGCATTTCCATTTCTTTTATATTTTCAAAATCCTTTTCAACTGTATCTGGGTCAATCAATTTACAATTAAGTTCTGTAACTTTTTCAACTTTAGGGTAACAACCATTTGCTTCAAAATAAGCATACGTATCTTTTTTACTCATTTTGTTTTTATCAATAGTTTTTAAATCACCATGAGATTTAGCAGAACCAATATTTATGTAATATAAAACATCACCTAAAGTAACGTCTAAATTGTTTTGAATCGCTAACTCCATGTGTGCTTGTTTAGGCATCGGATTACCAGCTTTATTCTTTGTTAGAGACTTCTTTTTGTAATCTGAAATGGTTGACTTCACTTTTGCTTTTGAAGCCATCTTAACAAGCGGAATTTGATAATTATAAATCTTATCTACATATTCATAATAGAACTTAACAAATGAATATCCATCACCATCTAACAACATTCTGATACCTTTACCTAAAAACTCTTCAATAAACACAGACATCTTTTTAGACTTAACTGAGTTACCAACCAATTTAATTTTACCACCTATATCATTAGCATAATTCTTACGTGCAAAGTTAATAGTGGAATTACAGATATCATCTATATCTAGACCCATACGGCCTTCCATATAATTTTCATTGAATTCAGCTAACACAGCATCTAACCCAGTTAATTCTTTACCACCATCACCTTCTGTTTTCCAATGCGAACCTTTTGCTACGTATTTAATTTCATCTATGTTATCTGGAAATGCAAAGTTAAAACCATCTGTATCACCTACAAGTGCTCTAAAACCATGTTTTTCTGTGAAATGACGAACCATTAATCGTAAATACTGACGACCACGACACGTTGTTTCTTCAGCTGAATCTGTATCACCCCAGTTAAAGATATAAGGAGCTCCATATGAACCAAACCACGAGTTAGCTAATATTTTAAGAGGTAACTGTTTCTTATCATAAATGTTAGCCAAAGCTTTGTGTTCAGTTATTTCTTTTTTTATTGAAGCTATTTCTTCTGGTGTTAAATCTTTGTTTTCTTTTAATTTTGCTTCAAGTTTTTTAGCTTTTTTCTTTTCAGCACCAGTCAAGAATTTGAATTTATCACGAGTATCAACGACATATGTTAACATTCCTTCCATTACACCAGAAATATCCAAATCTGGGAAGATTAAGTGTGTTAATTGAATCTTTGGATAAAGTGCAGCAAAGTCTAATTTAACTACGTTTCTAGCGTAACCAACTTCTAATAATCTAGACAAACCTCCAGTAAAATCTCTTTTAGGTAAACCATCTGGAATTGCTAAACCATTTTCATATGACCATGCAGCCATAATCAATTTCCATTGACCAGCAGTACCCATCGTAGAACTACGCATAAAGGTAGTAGGTAACATTTTAGCAATAAGGAAAGATGCTTGATTAAAGATATTATCAATTTGTTCTGTTTCCCATAAGTCATCACAAAGATATCTCTGAACTATGTAATCACCTTTTACTGTTTTATAACCATCTTTTAATGGTTTTTTATCGGTAATCATATACCAATCACCATCAGTATCGTTGAATGCGTATTTATTTACTTTATCAGCCCATGTTGTGTTGATTTTATCGCCTGGGACATAAACACGGTTAGGTTTTGCAATTTCAGAATATTGAGTGATATACTTCAATCCCCAACTCTTAATCTCAGAGTTGATAGCCATTGCTCTACGTACAGCATGTGAAATATCCATGATATTATAACCAAACATATGTGTTTGTTTATATTTCTCAGTTTCACCACCTAATTTAAGTGATGCATCTTTACGTTTAATCTTTGAAATACGGTTAAGTGTAATTGCCAATTCAGTAATTGGTATTGAAAGCCTTTCAGCACGTTCAAATAAGAAAGGCCAGTCAAAGTTCTCAGAGTTATAACCAGTAATAATGTCTGGTTGAACTGCATCAATTATTTTAAAGAACTTTTCAATGTTATCCCTTTCACTATTACGTTTATCTGTTGCAGTGACTCCTATAGTCTCCAAAACACCCTCTAAACCTTTGTTGTCACGAACACCTATCTGAAAGATTGCATTTTTACTAGCAAACAACCCCTCAGTTTCCAAGTCAAATTGAAATCTATGGACATCATCGTAATCATCCATCCCGTTAAATAATCGTTTACCACTTTGAATAAGGTATTGTTCAGTAGGACTAAACATTACGAATAAACTTCTATACATTGGTGATTTATCATCATTTGGGTCAATGTTTTTATCACTAAATACATCTATACCACCATCTTTAAAAAACTTTAATAGATTATTATAAGAATGTTTACACGTGGCCATATACTTATATCCATTGGCCATACGGTCTGGTGTGTAACCTTCTTCATTACTTGTCGTTAGTTTTGTTATTTTAATTCCATACTCACGACAAGCCTCAATTATTTTAAGACGTTTACCACCATAAATCATAGATGTCACTTCTTCTTTGAACCAAAGAAATGGTTTATAAACATCATCATATAGGTATTTACCCTTTTCTGGGTCATTAATAACTAAAGTAACCCTAGGTTCACTGTAGTTAGATTCGATAGCTACAATGTATTTTTCTGGGTTTGAACCTTGTAAAAATGATTCAATAACTTCATTACTTACTTTTGTCTTCGATTTACTCATACTTCTTTTTTTTATTAAATATACAACCAAAAGATACCTAAAACAATACAAAGTAAGAATAAAATTTTAACTTTGTACGTTACAAAGTTACAAAATTAAGGTTAAAAAAACAAGTAATTTATTTTTTTATTGAACCCTCTAAAATATTGACATTTATTATATTTATAGTATATTTGTAATATGGAAAAGAAATGTAGTAAATGTGTAGTCAATAAACCTTTATCAGAGTTTAATAAACGCAGCAACTCTAAAGATGGCTATAGATTTGAATGTAAAGATTGTCAGAAGCTACATTATGAAGCTAATCGTGACCATTACATTGCTAAGATGAAAGAAAATAGGAACAATAAACTTGATGAATATATAAATAGAGATAAAGCTTACTATGAAGCTAACAAAACTGAAATATTAAAAAAGAAAAAACAATATCATGTAGATAATCAAGAAATGTTACTTAATAAAGCTAAAGAGTATTATATTAAACATAAAGATGAACGAAGTATCTACAATAAAAAATGGGTAAAAGACAATATAATTCATTATCGCAAGTATCAAAAAGAGTATTCAAAACAGTATAGAGAAAAATTTCCTCATATAATATTGTGGAGAAGTATGTTAAGGTGCTCGTTGATTCGTTTAGGTAAAATAAAAGAGGGGTATACTATAGACCTTCTTGGGTATTCTGCCTTAGAATTAAAAGAACATATTCAATCTTTATTTACAGAAGATATGTCTTGGGATAACTATGGTGAATGGCATATTGACCACATAAAGGATGTTGTGTTATTTGATGAGGACACACCACCATGTGTGGTTAACGCATTAACCAATCTCAGACCATTATGGGCTACAACAAGAAAAATAAACGGTGTTGTTTATGAAGGTAATTTAAATAGAAAAAAATCTTTTAAACCCAAAAAATAGTTATTTTTTGACACCTTGGTCCAACACGTTCACATATAAAGTTTCTCTAATTGGGACAATTAATGTCCCACTACCATCCAAAAATGTTATTTCAAATTGACCAATATATCTACCAGGAATAGAAGTCTGTTTTGCTGTAAATTGATAAGTTAAATAAAATTCATCACATACACATTTACTTTTAGGTAAAACCTCTTCTATTGTTGCATTACTACACGCAATTCGTTTAACACCAGTAACAACATCAGACATTGTAAAAGTTATTGATGCATTTTGAATTTTATCGTGAAATTTATTAAAATCATTTCTACCATCTTTAATTAGTTCTAATTTAAGTTTGGGTAATGTTGCATTTTTATTTATAAAGAATTCCATATTATTAATTTTAAACTCAAGAATGTAATTTTTTCCAAACAGTACCAGTCCAACCGTAAAAACTTGATGTAACTGAATCAAATACCATAGTACCAGCTCCTTTAGTAGGTACTGGGGTTGTTGCACCATCAGACAACGAACTATATTCATTATTAGTTACGTTATTACCTTCTACTTTATCACTCAATTCCTTAATACCTTCAATTAATAATGCAACTACATTATCGTAATGAACACCCATGTATTTCTCTTCAGAATTTTTATTAACAAATGTTAATTCTGGAACTATCTTACTAACTTCTTGTGCTATTAAACCTATTTTAACATCACCATTAGGTTCTTCAGTCCAATTATATTTAACACCTCTTAATTGTTTAATTTTATTTAAAGAGTCTTCTAAACTAACAATATTTGTTTTTAATCTTTCATCAGATGTACTTGTAGTTAATGTACCATCAGCAGTACGATGTAACGCACCAGCTGAAGCTGAAGAACCAATATTTCTAAATCTAGCATTACCATTAACATCTAATTTTTCAGTCGGAACATTCGTACCCATACCAATGTAACCTCTACTTGACCCAGCAGCAACACCGTGAATGTGAATATCAGCGTCAGTTGCACCATTATTAGAACCATTTGGTTGACCAGCAAACATTCTAATATAATCATCACCAGAGCCACTAGTACCATCATTTGAGATTATATTAAGACCATTTGTATAAATACCAGCATATATAAATGCATCACCTTGCTTTCCATATACTGTGTAAGTTGGGTCATCCCAAGCTCTAACACCAAAAGAATATGCCGTACTTTGGCCAGCACCACCTACAGAACCATTATTCGATAAAATACTAAATCTAGGTAAAGTAGTTGTTGCAGATAACACTACATGTCCACCAGCTGAGTTACCATCATAAAATAATCTACTACTCATGGCACCATATGCATCAATGGTGTATTGTGGATTACTTGTATTAATACCAACCCTAGATGTTGTACCACCAGTATTAACAATTAAATTAGGTACATACACAGTATCATTCATACCACCATTAATACTTTCACCAAAAACAACTGTATTTCTACCACTTGCAGTTGAATTTAAACCATGAACAAATGAATATAACCCACTAGCTAGTGTTTCTCTACCACCAGCATGTGATGCATTACCAGAAGCAATTGAACCTTGACCTTCAGCATGTGAATTAACACCACTAGCTGTTGTACCACTACCTTCAGCATGTGATGCTCTACCACTTGCTATTGTTATAGCACCTTCAGCATGTGAACTAATACCACTTGCATTTGTAGCACTACCTTCAGAATGTGAATCAATACCACTTGCTATAGTACTAGCACCTTCAGCATGTGACGCATAACCACTAGCTATTGTATTTCTACCTTCAGCATGTGAACCATATCCACTAGCTGTTGTTGATTTACCTTCTGCATGTGATGCAAGACCACTGGCTGTTGGATAACCTCCAGAATCACCATATCCTTCAGCATGTGAGTAATTACCACTAGCTATTGTGTTGCCGCCTTCAGCATGTGATGCGTAACCACTAGCAAATGTATTGAAACCTTCACTATGTGATGCTGTACCGATAGCTAGAGTAGCGTATCCTTGAGCATGTGATGTATCACCACTTGCTATTGAATTAAACCCTTCAGCGTGTGAACCATAATCACCATAAGCAATTGTATTTCGACCCTCAGAGTGTGAAGATGAACCAAAAACAGTTGTTCCACTACCTTCAGCATGTGATGCAGTACCAATAGCAAACGTAGCTCTACCTTCCGCATGTGAATAATTACCAGCTGTATTGAATAAACTTTCATTATTACCTATATTAGCATAAAAACTAAAACCTAAATCATTGTCTAAATTAATATTTGATTCTGGGTTAATAAGTGTTAACCAACCAAAAGATGAATACCAATCAGTTGGAACAGTAAACGATGGTTTAAATTCAATATCAACGTAACCACTTGGTCCACTACCAATATATGATATCGATTGAACATGTTCTTTTTTTATGTATGTTGTATTATATCTAAAATCAGTAACTAAAAAATCTTTATTAACTAAAGTTAATGAATAATCACCATACCCTTCATCTAAAGATAAGTGACCTAAACTACCACCACCATAACTTCCAAAACCATAACTGTATGCTTTAGAACCAGAAACAGATTTTTTACCCTCAGCATGAGATTCGTCACCATATGCTTTTGTGTCTCCACCTTCAGCATGAGATTGGTCACCATATGCTAATGTACTACCACCTTCAGCATGTGAACGTATACCCTCAGCGTGTGTAGAACCACCTTCAGCATGTGAAAACCAACCTTCAGCATGCGAACCTTGACCCTCTGCATGTGATGCTACACCACTTGCAATTGACTGATAACCTTCAGCATGTGATAGATTACCTCTTGTTACTGTCATATAACCCTCAGCATGAGATGCTCTAGCTAAAGCTTTTGTTTGTTCACCTTCAGCGTGTGAACGTTTACCAACTAAAAAATTAGCGAAATTACTAGTCAAATTATCTATATCAGCAACATAGACTAAACTACCACTACCATACAAATCAGAAACTAATATAATTTCAGTACTTGCACCAGTATATATAACGTTAGAGTATTCTAGTTTTCTAACATAACCAGTTAATTGAGACTCTGAGTAATAAACATACACATCACTAAATGAATAATTTAAAAATTCATTTCTTACATCACCATATGATGAATCTAATGTTATTACAGCATCAGACCATACAAAAGTACCTTCAAACCCTTTAAACCCAGCTAATGTATTATATCCCTCAGCATGTGTTTGATGACCTATTGCCTTTGTATAATAACCTTCAGAATGTGATTCAGTACCATTAGCTCTTGTATACCAACCTTCAGCATGTGAATTTTCTCCACTAGCTAATGTGTTACCACCTTCAGCATGTGAATGCATACCACTAGCTGCTGTGTTACCACCTTCAGCATGCGAACTAATACCACTTGCATTTGTATCATAACCCTCAGCATGTGAAGCACTACCCATAGCTATTGTATTATAACCTTCAGAATGTGACCATTTTGCTAAAGACCTAGAGCCATAACCTTCACTATGTGTCGATAAACCAATATTAACATTAGCATAATCACTATTTAAATTATTAATATCTGCTACTGCTGAACCACTAGTACCAAAAGTAATATCATATAAAAATATTTCAGTATTAGTACCAGAACTAAAGGTTACATTAACATACTGTTTTGAATAAATAATTTGTTGTGAGCCTGGGTTGGAGGCAATAAAAACATAATCATTTGAATAGTTAATAAATTCATTAGTAACATCACCATAACTAGAATTCAAAACGATTACACCATCAACTGGCATTGTAAATGAAAATCCTTTAAACCCAGCTAATGTATTATAACCCTCAGCATGTGAATAATCACCTATTGCCTTTGTATAATAACCCTCAGAATGTGAACGCTCACCACTAGCTGTTGTATACCTACCTTCTGCATGTGACTCATACCCACTAGCTGTTGTATTAAAACCTTCAGTATGTGAATTACCTCCGATAGCTGTTGTTTGATAACCTTCGGCATGTGATGAATTACCACTTGCTGTTGTACTATGACCTTCAGCGTGTGATTTAATACCACTAGCAACTGTATCACTACCTTCAGCATGTGAACTAAGACCACTAGCTATTGAATTATTACCTTCAGCATGTGAATTATCACCACTAGCTATATTAGCACTACCTTCAGCATGTGATGCTAAACCATTTGCTTTTGTACCTTGACCTTCAGCATGTGATTTTTCACCACTAGCTGTTGTACTAAACCCTTCAGCATGTGAATAATTACCAAATGTAGTTGTATATTGACCCTCAGTATGTGAGTGCTCACCGATAGCTGTTGTTTGTTTACCCTCAGCATGATTAGCATAACCAAGAAAGTTATCAGCGAGTGGGCTATTAATATTTGTTAGGTCAGCAACATATGAACCACTATTTACCGTTAAGTCGTTTAAATATATTTCAGTATTTGTTGTTGAAATAAATGTAACATTATTATATGCGTATTTAATCCCATCCAAAACAACATTCCCAACATTAGAAAATTCAGAAGTTACATCACCATAAGATGAATCTAACGTTATTAAACCATTAACAACTGAAATAACAGTAAAACCTTTCCAACCAGCTACAGTATTATATCCCTCAGCATGTGAATTATCACCAATAGCGGTTGTGATATTACCTTCTGCATGTGATGCATAACCACTAGCTGTCGTCAATACACCTTCAGCATGTGATTTAGCACCACTTGCGAATGTTGAATACCCCTCAGCGTGTGAATTATAACCACTAGCTTTCGTATTTTGACCTTCAGCATGTGAACCATAATCACCACTAGCTGTTGTGTAATAACCTTCAGCGTGTGATGCGTAATTACCACTTGCTGTTGTATTATAACCCTCAGCATGTGAATTATCACCAATAGCTGTTGTATAATTACCTTCAGCATGTGATTGATTACCACTCGCTGTTGTTTGACTACCTTCAGCATGTGATGCTTGGTCACTAGCTGTTGTAAAATGACCTTCAGAATGTGAAAAAATACCACTTGCTGTCGTATTATAACCCTCAGCATGTGAATAATTACCTAAAGCTTGTGCACCTTGACCTTCAGCATGTGATACTTGACCACTTGCTATTGTAAATTTACCTTCAGCATGTGAATTAATACCACTAGCTGTTGTAGCATTACCTTCAGCATGTGAGTTTTCACCAATAGCTTTTGTTACAGCACCTTCTGCATGTGAATGCATACCACTAGCCCATGTCATCTCTCCTTCAGCATGTGAATACTGATTACTAGCTACAGAATAATTTCCTTCAGCATGTGAACCTTGACCACTTGCCGTTGTATAAGAACCTTCGGAATGTGAATAGACATTACTAGCAATTGTATAATAACCACTAGCAGATGAAGCACCACCACTTGCCGTTGTCATATAACCCTCAGCATGTGAATTAACACCACTTGCTGTTGTACTTTCACCTTCAGCATGTGATTTAAGACCACTTGCTGTTGTATTTCTACCTTCAGAATGTGAATAATCGCCACTTGCTGTTGTATATTGACCCTCAGCATGCGAAACATCACCACTTGCAATTGTATAATAACCAGAAGCTGATGAAATATTACCACTTGCTATTGAACCATAACCAGAAGCTGATGAATTATTACCACTTGCAGTTGTAATTCGACCTTCAGCATGTGAATTAAGTCCACTAGCAGTCGTCAATATACCTTCTGCATGTGATTGATTACCAATAGCTTGTGTTAATAAACCTTCAGAGTGTGAATTAACACATTGTAGTAGTACCTTCAGCATGTGAAGCAACATTACTTGCAGTTGTACCACTACCCTCAGCATGTGAAGCAAAACCACTTGCTGTTGTACCACTACCTTCAGCGTGTGAATAATTACCGCTTGCTGTTGTACTTTTACCTTCAGCATGTGATGCACTAGCACCAGCTGTGGACAACCATCCTTCAGAATGTGAATAACCACCAATAGCTGTCGTTTGAAAACCTTCGGCATGCGAATAAAAACCACTTGATATTGCTTGTCCACCCTCAGCATGTGATGCGAATCCACTAGCGGTTGTTGTTGCACCTTCAGCGTGTGCTCTTTGACCAGATGCTGTTGTACTAACACCTTCAGCATGTGATGCCTCACCGATTGCCTTTGTCCAAAGACCCTCAGAATATGAATATAAACCACTCGCTTCAGTAGTCCAACCACCAGCATGCGAATAATTACCATTTGCTACTGTATAATAACCTTGAGCATGTGCTGTTATACCAGTAGCTATTGTACTATTACCTTGAGCATGTGAATGATTACCGATAGCTGTCGTAAAACTACCTTCAGCATGTGAAAATTGACCACTAGCTATTGTATCACCACCTTCAGCATGTGACACATAACCACTAGCTAAACTATTAAACCCTTCAGCAACAGCATAATCTCCAGTAGCATCTAAACCACTGTTATTATTAGCTTTAATAGGGTAATTAGCCCCATTCCAAGTTGAACCTGAAATCCAATATTCAGTTGTTCCAGTTAAGAAACCAGTAACAGTGAATGAATTACCGCTATTATTAACAAATGTAGCAGAACCATCAGTAGGGTTATAAGTACCACCAGTTACCCTTAAATCACTCGCTAATATACTTAAATTTTGACTTAAAATAGTACCATCATTTCTAGTAATATCTAAATCATATGTGCTATTATTAAATGTAAATCCAGTTGTATATATATCATCTGAAGGTTTAAATAATCCAGTTAAATTAAATGTACCCCCAGTAGTATTTGTAAATGTGGCAACACCAGTTACATTATTATATGTAGCACCAGTTGTATATGTATCTAAACCAACTCTAAATGATATATCATTACCATTTATTTTTTTTAATGTAACAACATCACCAACTGTATCAGCTGTATATATTATATGTCCTTTTAAATATACGAAATTACCATCTAACTCAACATGGTTTAAAACATTATTTTTAGTGTAATCGTCAAAGGGTATTAAATACGGTGATTTAACAACTCTTAATATTAGTTTATTTGGCATAATTAAGTTTTTATTATATAAATATCTATTATATTGAAAAAATAAGAAGGTTAAAAGATTTACATTTGTATTTTATA